GCGCAACCTTCTACATCACAGGCGTACAACTAGAAAAAGGCAGTACCGCAACATCTTTTGATTACAGACCTTATGGAACTGAGTTGCAACTTTGCCAACGCTATTACTATAAATTTGTGCCAGCCGCTTCAGGTAGCAATACCTTAGGAGTAGGTTTTGTAGATTCGACCACACAAAGCCAGCACACACAATTTTATCCCGTCCCAATGAGAACAAACCCTACGGCACTAGAACAATCTGGAACAGCGGCAAATTACGCAATTCGCTCTGGCAGTGGTACTGTTACGACTTGTAATTCTGTTCCAACATTTAGCGATGCAAATACAACAAATGCAACTTTCAATTTATTTGTTACTGCTGGTTTAATTGCAGGCCAAGCGGTGGCTGCACGGGCGGCAAATACAAGTGCATATCTCGCATGGAGTGCAGAACTATGATTTACAAATACCTACCAGCCATAGAAGGCGAACAAAGAATTCTTGCTCGTATTGACGATGATGGTCTATGCCGTCAAACTTGCACAGAACAAAACCCAGAATATTTAGCATGGGTGGCTGAAGGCAATACTCCAGAGCCTGCTGATACACCAGCATGACATCAGAGCACACAACTGAAGGCGCTGCTGCGCTAATTGCCAAGGCAGCACCGCCAGTAGGCGTGTCATTGGCAACTGTCGCTGGCTTTCAGGTCAGCGAGGTATTGATCTGGGCGACTCTGATCTACACGGTTTTGATGATCTGCCACAAGTGCTACCAAATCTACAAAGAGGTGAAGCATTGACCCTTTCAGTCTTCTCTTATTGGCACAAGGCGCTGTCAGCGCTATCAAGCAGGGGTGCGATTTTCTACACCAAGGTCGTATTCAGCTTGAGTCTGCTAAAAAGACTGCCGAAGGAGTCTTGGACGATGTTAAGGCAATCAAGAATATTTTTAGTTGGTTCATTGGACTATTCGCACCTAAAGAAAAGACTGTCAACGATACGGCAAAGCCTGTGGCGAAAGCGCCAGTCAAGCCAGCAGCCAAAACAGCAGCAGCCACACAATCCTACGAACAGCTAGAACTAAATCTAATTAAGGACATTGGTGAAAATCTTGGATTACTCTTTGACACACAACAGCAGATCAACAACTACTACATAGAACTGGAAGAGACAAGCAAGACTAACTATGACCCAACACAGAACACCAGCAAAAAAGCTATCGAGCGTGTACTGGTTGAGTTGCAGATGGAGAAGTTGCTAGAACAGACCAGAGAGGCGATGGTGTATGCGCCAGCAGAGTTGAAGAATCTGTATAGTAGATTTTTAGTAATGTACGGACGGATTGAACAGGAGCAGGCGTGGGCTAGGTCTGAGATGATTCGCAGGGCTAGGCTTGCACGATGGAAACAAGAAGAAGAGGAGATTCGCCAGATTGAGAAGATGAGTGGGTTGGTTGCTGTTATGTTTATTTCATTGATCTTTGGATGGCTAATGTGGCAACTGTCAAACTTATCTGGTGGGTTCTAATTGCCGTGATGCTATGTATTGTTGTGGGTGTAACCTCAATGGCGTATGTAGAGACTTTGTATATGCGAGCGCAGTTAAAACAGGAAATCAAGGAGTTGCGTAAACTCAAACGAGAACTCAAGGAAAGCAAATGAATGAACTACTCGGTCTTCTCAAGGGTGTCGCACCCACGCTGGCAATGGCTGTCGCTGGTCCTTTGGGTGCTTCTGCTGTTACCGCTTTGGCTAGTAAGTTTGGCGTGTCTGATAGCGTTGATGCCGTTGCAAAGGCTATTGCTGGCGATCCAGCAGCGACGGCAAAACTTGCAGAAGTAGAAGCCGACTTTGCCAAGGCTGAATTAGAAGCCGTTACAAAGCGCTGGGAAGCAGACATGAAGTCTGACTCCTACCTATCAAAGAACATTCGTCCTATGACCCTTATAGCGATCCTGAGCGCGTACTTCTTATTCGCCATGATGTCTGCTTTTAGTATCAATGTGAACGAGACCTATGTGAAGTTATTGGGTGAGTGGGGTCAACTGATCATGTTGGCTTACTTTGGTGGCAGAACTGTTGAGAAGGTAATGGAGAAACGCAAATGATTGAATTCTTAAAGCAAATGATGTTGGCTAGGGCTAATCGTCCACAACTGACGGTGGAAGAGGTCGAAGTCCAAGTCTGGGCATTCGTTGTCAAGTCGATCACCATCATGGTTCTAGGCATTGCGTTTGGTGTCTTGTACCTGATCGGATTTGAGAAGCAAGACCCAGAACTCGCACCTATCGACGGTGTATTCCTCGAAATCTTGAAAGCCATTGCGTTTATGGGTGTCGGCACTATGGGCGGTATCTCAGGGCGCAAGGCATCGGCAGCCATTGCAAAAGCCATTGTGGGAGAAGACGATGCAACTAAGTGAACACTTCACACTTGAGGAGGCAACGCACTCCGACACCGCCACAAGGCTCGGCATCAGTAACCAGCCAGACGCACAGCAACTGGAGAACATGAAGGTTGCTGCTGCTGGCATGGAGAAGGTCAGAGAGCTACTTGGCAAGCCTATCAACATCAATTCATGGATTCGTCTGCCAGAGGTCAATGTGGCGGTGGGTGGATCGAAGATCAGCTCGCACATGGACGGCTGGGCTATTGACTTTGTGTGTAGAGGCTTTGGCACTCCACTAGAGGTCTGCAAGGCTATCGACGCAGCAGGTATTAAGTTTGATCAGATGATCCATGAGTTTGGCGATAAGGGCTGGACTCATATCTCCTTTGCGCCAGCAATGCGTCAACAAAAGCTCACCATCTTCAGACCTCAAAATAAATACGCCATCGGCTTACTCACGCAAGACGAATACAACAAGGCTCTATGACGAACTTCTACCAGCAGCTCCAGACTCCTGCCGTACCTGATCTGCCTAACCCGCAAGAAAGGTATGACCGTCTGACGGTTGCGCAGACGAATGGTGCATTGCGCACCTTCTTCTTGAAGTTAACCAATGCCTTGCAATCCATTGCGTCACCACGGGGTGGTAGGTTTATAAACAACCCTTACGGGGCATTCCAAGACGGCACAGACCAGACGGCAGCCAATACGACGACTGCCTATGCCATCACATTTAATACGACAGACTTCAACAATGGCGTAACCTTGTCTAACTCGTCAAGGCTTAATGTGTCTCAAGCTGGAATTTATAACATTCAATTCAGCGTGCAGTTCAAGAACACCACTAATGACGGTCAGGATGTGGATATTTGGTTTAAAAAGAACGGCACAAACATTGACAATTCAAATAGCAGGTTTCACCTATCACAAAGAAAATCAGCAGGTGACCCGTCTCACTTAATTGCCGCTCTTAACTTCTTTGTCAGTTTGGCGGCTAACGACTATGTAGAGATTATGTGGAGACCAACAAGCACTAGCGTCAGCATTGAGCACTTTGCAACCAGCTCCACGCCAACCAGACCAGCCGTACCTTCTGTCATTGCAACGGTATCGTTTGTGTCAAACCTCTCAACGGAAGCATAATTAGACCCTATGGCACTCGTACCAATCAAAATCCCTGCTGGCGTTTACCGCAACGGCACAGAATACCAGTCTGCGGGGCGCTGGTATGACTCAAACCTTGTGCGTTGGTTTGAGAACACATTGAGACCTTGGGGTGGGTGGCGTAAGCGATCAACCTCACAAATGACTGGTGTCAGTCGTGGAATGCTAACTTGGCGCGATAACTCTAATGCAAGATGGATTGTTGCTGGTACGCCTACGAATCTCTACGCCATGAATGAGGCGGGAACTCTCAAGGACATCACACCTACAACCTTTACGACTGGCGCAACTGACGCAAGTCTGAAGACGGGTTACGGTTACAGCACATACGGTTCTTTCTCTTATGGTGTGGCGCGTCCAGACTTGGGCGACATAGTGCCAGCCACAACTTGGACAATGGACTCTTGGGGCGAGTATCTGGTCGCGTGTTCTAGCAAGGACGGTCAACTCTTGGAGTGGCAGTTAGGCTTTACCACACCAACAAAGGCGGTTGCCATTACTAATGCGCCAACGAGCTGTGCAGCCGTGATGACTACGGCAGAGCGATTTGTCTTTGCCCTTGGCGCGTCAGGCAATCCACGCAAAGTATCTTGGTGCGATCAAGAAAACAACACAGTTTGGACACCATCCACAACGAATCAGGCTGGTGACTTTGAACTTAACTCTGTCGGCTCTTTGAAGTGCGGTAAGCGCGTCAGGGGTATCAATCTTCTGTTTACCGATGTCGATGTCCACGCTGCTACCTATATTGGACTGCCTTATGTGTACTCTTTTGAGAAGGCAGGATCAGGCTGTGGCGTGATCTCGTCTCAGGCAGTAGCAGCCATTGACACGGCAGCCATATGGATGTCTAAGTCAGGCTTCTGGGTGTACGACGGCTATGTCAAGCCCTTGGTGTCGGATGTTGGCGACTACATCTTCCAGAACATTAACTACAACCAAGCCAGCAAGGTCTATGCAGTACACAACTCAAAGTATGGCGAGATCATCTGGTTTTACCCGTCTAGCGCCAGCAATGAGAACGACTCCTATGTCGTCTACAACTACCGCGAAGGGCATTGGGCTATTGGCACTTTGGCTCGGACTGCTGGGACTGACCGAGGTGTCTTTGTCAATCCTTTGATGATTTCGTCAGACGGCTACATCTATGAGCACGAAGTCGGATTCACTTACGACGGTGCTGTCCCCTACGCTGAGTCTGGTCCTTACGAGATTGGTAACGGTGACAACATCGTGTCGGTGCGTCGGGTTATTCCAGACGAGCAGACCTTGGGCGAGGTCGTCGTATCCTTCAAGACTCGGATGTACCCGATGGCGACTGAGACGACTTATGGACCGTATTCCGCAGCTCAACCCACAGATGTGAGATTCGCTGCCAGACAGGTCAAGGTTAGATACACGGGCAATGTCTTAGACGATTGGCGCGTTGGCGTTAACCGTTTTGATGTTGTCGCAATGGGTAAGCGGTGACTTAGAATTGAGTCAAGAATTAAGGGCAGGAAAAGTACCTGTATGTATCCGAGAGGACTACATCTTTTACTTGGAGTTCTTTGAGGGTCTTTTATGGTTTCACATCGACATCAGAAGATGGTCGGCTGAAGTCAAAAGAGGTTGTCATAGAGACTTTGCTCTTGTGGAGGATTTAATTGGGAAGCCTATCTACGCGCTGATACGCGAAGATGACATCAAACTTGCAAGATTTGCCAAGTCCTTTGGCTGGTCTGAGAAATGTCAAATATCACTATTGGACGGATCGAAGGCTTTTATCTACACCAACAAGGTGTGACAAGGGAGATGATATGGGTGGAGTAGTAAGCGATGTAACTGGGTCTTTAGGCAATGCCATAAATAATGTTGGGCAAGGTCTTTCACAATCGTTTGAAAATACCGCAGGTTTTATTGGCGGTAGTGGTGGAATACTTGGACAAGTTGAAAAAGGCATCACAAATACCGTTGGTGGTGTATCAAATGCCTTAGCAAATATTGACGACGCTATACCGCAAGAAGCCAAGATCGCAGCAGCTATTTACTTGGCAAGTCAAGGTATGCCAACTGGCGCAGAGGGTGGCATATTGTCTGGTGCAAATGCAGCAGTCGCTGCTGACAATGCTTACCTTGCTAGTTCTGCTCTTAGTCAAGCGCAGGCTGCTGCTGCTGCTGGTAGCGCTCTTGGTGCTAGTACATACGATCAAGTTCTTAGCCAATTAACGCAATATCCTAGAACTCTTCCAACTGTTGCCGAGATGACTGCACAAGAAACACTCGCAAAGATTGCAGCAGAGCAAGGCGGTGGTGGAATAATTGGCGGTGCTGGAAACTTAGCAAGTAGTGCTCTTAATTGGGCTACGGCTAGTCCACAAAACGCATTGACGGCAGCAGGTTTAGGTTTAGCAGCATCTAAGGCTTTGGGTGGTGGAACTTCATCAACTGGAACATCATCATCAAGCGTTGACCCAGATGTCAAGGCTGCATATTTACGCAACCTTGAAGAAGCGAGATCAACTGCTGCTGGTCTTGGACCTAAACAGTTTGCTGCATTCCCTGAGTACAACTTAGGCATGGTCCAGCAGTACATGAACCCTTACGAGAATACGGTTGTACAAAACACATTGGCTGATATTGAAAGAGCACGCCAAGGTCAAATATCGGCAGAAGGTGCAGCAGCCACAGCAGCTAAAGCATTTGGTGGATCACGCCAAGGTGTAACCAGATCGTTGGTTGACGAGGCAGCACTACGCAATGCAGGTAACTTGGCTGCACAGTTACGCCAGACTGGTTTCACTCAGGCTCAAAACCTTGGGTTAACTCAAGGTGCATTGCGTCAGCAGTACGAGCAGTCAAAGCTCGATGCAGCACGCGGTCTAGGACTAGAAAGACTTGGTGTATCTCAGGGCGCATTGAGCTTACAGCCAACGGCTGGCACGCAAAGAGCACCGTTATATACAAACCCATCTGCATCAGCCCTTGGCGGTGCTTTGGGTGGCGCTCAACTTGGATCATTGATTGGTGGCAAAGAAAATCCAGAATATGCTGGCTATGGTGCTGCTGCTGGCGGTCTGCTTGGATTCTTAGGTTAAGGAGTAGATCATGGCAACAATGCAAGACTTTGGCGGTTTACTCTTTGGTGGCGGTGGTACTGGTCTCGAAGACTATCTAAGCGCTGATCAGCAAAGTGGAATTAGAAACCAAGCATTACTCCAAGCAGCAGCAGCATTGCTTTCTGCTGGTGGTCCAAGCGAGAGACCTATCTCCATAGGTCAAGCCCTTGGCGGTGCTCTGCAAGCTGGTTCTGCTGGCTACCAGCAAGCACAGCAAGGTGCTGTGCAGAGTTTGATTACTGGTCAGAAGTTACGCGAAGCAAAACTAGATGCAGACATTAAGGCTAGATTAGCAAAAGAAGGTCAACAGCAAGCTGCTGAAGGAGTGAGTCCAGAGGACGCAAAGTTCAATACTTACATGAGATATGCTGAAATCTATGCAGGTTCTGGCAGATTTGACGAAGCCAAAAAACTTCAAGATTTAGCGTATCAGATCAAGCCACGCTCTGAAGTTACTGGAGATATTTTTAAAACCGCATCTGGCGATTATGTGCAACGCACAAAGACTGGTCAATTTATCCCTGTCTCTGGACAGTTTGCTCCAATCGAGAAACCAATGGGAGCGCCAATCAAGGTTACTGACTCTGAGGGTAAACAAATCCTAGTCAATCAAATGAGTGATGGCACATTCAAGACTGTGCAAGGATATGGACCAGCAAGAGAACTTATCCAAGTTGATAGGGGTGGCTTAATTACATTTATGGATAAAGACAAAGTGCCAGCAGGTACAAGTTTTGGTAAGACTCTTGCACCTCAAATTGTTGGTGGTGCAGAAGCTGGTGGTTACTTCCAAGTTGGCGGTGGTGGCGGTGGTATGGGTGGAGCACCTCGTCCTGCTGGCGCTCCAGCTCCTACTGGCGCACCTACTGGTGGCGCTGGCGCACCTCAAGCAGCGCCTACTGGACTGCAACCACTTATCCCGATCATCCCGTTACAGGGCAAAGTATTTGGTAATGAGAAAGACTTGCGTGGTGAATTCCAAGCGCAAGTTAAGCCTTATGTTGAACTGGGTCAGGCTTATCAGAAGATTGAAACCGCAGCGAAAAACCCGTCACCTGCTGGTGACATCGCTATGGTTTACGGCTTTATGAAGGTGCTAGACCCTAGCTCGGTTGTGCGTGAAGGTGAATTCGCTACGGCTCAGAACGCTGGAAGCGTACCTGATTCAGTACGCAATATGTACAACAAGGCTTTGAATGGCGAGCGTCTTAATGAGAAGATTCGCTCTGACTTCTTACAGCAAGCCAGAAACCTTGTAGAGTCTCAGCGCGTTATGTCTAACGACTTGATTAGTCGTTACACAGAAGTCGCCAAGAACTACAAACTTGATCCAAATCAGGTTGTATATGACCCATTCAAGCGCGTACAGACACCAGAGCAGATCATTGGCGGTGCAACTACAACAAACATTCCGCAGACTCGTCAAGAGTGGTGGCAGAGATTTAATCTAAGAAAACCAAACGAGTAGAGGTTACAGATGGCTGATACAAATATTGAACGCGTCCAGCAAAATGTCAAAACCTTGCAGCAGCAAGGTCAGTCACCTGAGATGGTTGCCTCCTACTTAAAGTCTGAGGGATTTTCTATATCACGCTACGAGCAAGCGATTAAGAGCGCTACAAAGACTGGTGGTGCTCCTATCCCTTCAACCATTGCAGGACCATTCCTCCAAGGGTTGACATTCAATACTGCTGACGAGATAGAAGCAGCGTTTAGGGCTGGCGCTATTAGCGGTCCTCAATACGAGCAGATGCTTTCCCGCGTCAGGGCTGGACTCAAGGAATATGGTGAGCAGTATCCTGTACGCTCAACAATGGCAGAGATAGGTGGCGGTTTAGCGCCTGTGGCTGCTGCACTTGGTGCAACATATTTGACTGGTGGCGCAGCAGCTCCTGCACTTGAGGCAACTGGTGCAAGGATGGCGCAGACTATTGCTCAGAAAGCTCCAAGCCTACTAGCTCAAATGGGTCGTGGCGCTGGTTATGGCGTTGCATCAGGCGTTGCGTCTGGTGTCGGTGGTGCTGAAGGCGGTCTACCAAGTCGCGTTACAGGTGGTTTGCTTGGCGGTGGATTAGGTCTAGGTATGGGTGCAGCAGCACCTGCTGTTAGTACCGTAGTCGCACCAGTAGGACGCAAGATTGCAAATGTCTTAACAGGTGCTCCAGCTCAAACAGCAGAGACTAAGGCACAAGAGTTGATCGCACGCGCATTGATACGCGAAGGCACAAGTCCTGAGCAGTTGGCTGCGCGTCAGGCTGAGACAGTTCGCATTCTAGGCGGTAGAGATGAGACATTGGCAGACATTGGTGGCGAGTCTATGCGTAGGCTTGCACGCGGTGCTATGGCAGTTCCTAGCGGTGCTCAGACAGATGTACGCCAGATGCTTGTGGAGCGTGCCGTTGGCGCTGGTCCACGCATCACTAAGGACATTACAGACTTCACAGCAGTCGGTGCGCGTGACATTGGTGAGGTTGCAGACGAGATCATCAAGACTCGCGCTGAGAAGGCTAGACCTTTATACGAGCAAGCATTTGCTGCTGGTGAGGTCTACTCTCCGAAGATTGACGAGTTGCTGGCTAAGTCACGCGACATCAAGACAGCCATTGAAAGCGCTCGCGGATTACCGCAATACGCTGATTTACCGCCAAACAGTATGTTGATGCTGGACAAGGCTTACAAGTATGTTGGCGACGCAGCAAACGAGGCTAAAAGAGCTGGCAAGACTACTCGCGCCAATGATTTAAATGATTTGCGTATTGAATTACTCAATGCCATTACAGACAAGCAGACTGGAATCCCTGTATATGGTGAGGCTGTTAAGACATTTGCTAGTGAGTCGTTATTGAAGGATGCGCTAGAGGCTGGCTCTAATAAGTTCTTGCGGAAGTCTCCAGCGGAGATCAACCGCGAGCTGGCTAAGTTATCCGACGACGGTGAGCGCCAGATGTATCGACTCGGTGCAGTTCAGTCTTTGCGTGACGAAATCTACGGCATGAAGGAGACTGGCGACATTGCTGGCAGATTCATCAATAGTCGTGAGATGCGTGACCGTATGCGCACCGTCTTTAACTCTCAAGGTGAGTACGAGGCATTCGTTAAGAACCTAGAGCGTGAGCGCCAAATGGCTATCACTAGGTCTCGCATTGAGGGTGGTTCACCAACTGCACCTATCCAGCAAGACATTGCTGAGATGGCAGCGCCATCACCCACAGAGTTGATCGGTGCTGGTGCTCAGATGGCTGGTGGCAATGTGCTTGGTGGTATGACTAACCTCTACCGCCAGCTCGGTCCACGCATCCAAGGCATTGATCAGAATGTCGCAGAAGCCTTATCCCGTAGCGTCTTAGACCCTAGCTTTAACCAGCAACAACAACTGCTGATGGGTATAACACCAGTTATGCAAGAGTTGCAGCGTAGAGCACTAGGCGAGTCAACAAGACGCGCAGCTTATTCAACCTCTGCTGGCGGTGCTCCTGCTACTTTATTGGGTGAGTAAACCTTAAACACGACTTCTCAGCGCAATAAGCTCCAGCACACTAGGATCATTTTCTTGACCCTTTGCTGGTGAGTACAGCGCTCGGTATCTTTCTTCTGCTTGCGGTCTTGGCTCACACAAGTAGTAAACCGCAAGAGACTTGCGTGCAAAGTCTTCTGGGCATTGCACAGGTCGTGAGAGTCCATGCAATGAGTTTGTTGTGTCAAAAAGTACAGCACGATTGAATTTAGGCATCACCTCTTTTACGAGGTTGGATGTCTCGCTCCACATCCCTAAGTGACCGCCAAAGTCTTTGTGCCAGTCTGGTGTCAGATACACGATTAGATTTAACCGTCTCTCAAGTAAGAGCTTGGGGTGTATCGAGTAGTCGAGATGCGGGTTTAACTTTCCCCCAGCGATATGCCTGTGCATTCCAGCACCATGAAGACCAGCGTCAGCGTAGAGCGTGCAGCCAGTTAAGTGCTCAATCTGCTGCACAAATTCAGGAGACACAAGGTGCTGCATTGCTTTGTAGATGCTGGCTGGGAAAGCACCCCAATGATTCATGGTTGACTTGTGTTCAAGTGCGTTGTTGTAATGCACCCAGAAGTCTTTTACTGTGTCAAAGTCTTGAGATATTTGTAATGCTACTTGCGGTGGAAAGAAGTCATCGATCACTAAATGTTTGAATGGGTGCTCGGACTGCCAAGTAAATGTGTGTGTCTTCATATCTCACCAAAGAATGCAGCAATCAACGGGTCACGCTTAATCTTGCGTCTTAGTTGATTTTGCTTGGTTAGTCTTCTTTCCTTTGCGTCTGCATCTTCTTTGGCTCGGTGCTTACGCAACCGCGAGCTGCTGCTCACAGGCTCTGGCTTTTCTGCATCCACTCCAATGCCGTAGCGGTACACGGCAGACCATTGCGTCACGCTGGTCTTACGCCATGATTGGATGTGGACATTACCTTCTGCTCTGAGTTTCTGAATCATGTCTCTGCTAGACCTGAGCGTGCAATGGAGTAAGTCAGCCAGCTCGACGGCTGTGTATCCCTTCTGAGTGATCAGGTTGACCAGTTTAGGTACTCGGACTGACTTCATTTGTCCTTGTCCAGACTCATGTATAGAACCGCAAAGATGACTGCCACGCCTATGCAAGCGCCAGTAAACAGCAAAACAAATAAGGTCAAGATACTGTGTAGTGCGTCAATCATAATTAAGCCCCTTGAGTTTTAATTCAATGTTCTTGGCGGTCTGCTCGATGTCGCAGCCCCCTTTGGCATACGCAATACACTTGTGTACCTGCTCGTCGGTTAGGGATACCCACGCTTTTTTGTATGTCTGGATGTCGTCGTCTTCGTCCACAACCCTGCGGTGCGGGACTGAGATGCCTATGTGTCGTGTCATACCGTCTTCTCCTCAATAACTCTAGCTTTACGCGACTTTATCTCATTGGTAACAATATCGAGTGCCTTCTCTAGTTGTGCAATGGTTGTGATGTCGAGCTGTACATCATGCAGTTCCATTACATAGTTGATCGCTGTCAGCTCGGCAGCCTTCGCCACAAACCTGTCTTGGCGGTTGATACCGCGACGCGATAGCTCCAGCAATGCGTCTTGACCTTCCCTAATCTCGTCTACATACTCATGCCCAATGCCAAGGCGTGAGAGGGCTTCGGAGACATTCAAAGCAGAGATGATGGAGTCGAGGTCGTAACGCTTTGCCTGACCCGTCCTGAGCGCTTCTAGGGCAGAGTGGTTCTTTATCTTTAGATCGAGTACCGCGCTGCCAGTCGTGGACACAAGTCTAAAACCGTTGAGCACATAAGTGGTGGCATCGAGTCTGACACCTTTGGGTTTGTATTTACTTCTTTTTCTCATTGCGTTGTTTTAGCCTTGGGCAGTTTATGCAGAACACCTTATCATTGGACTGACACACGCCAAGGGTCTCGCACTTGGTGCGTAGTACAACCCACGGTGGCGGTGTCACCCATCTAGTTTTGACTTCTGTCATTATGAATTCTTCTCTTTCAAGAATAATTGAACCAACATAATAAGATCGTATGTAGAAGTCTTTTGCAGTTTTGAACAGATCAATATTGCGTCAATATCGGCATGGTTTAGTAACTTGAAATTAGAGTTACTGCCTTCAATATCTCCTTCAAACTGCTCACCAACAAGCAGCTCAAACTTTTCAAGTATCTCTTTAGTTGGTTTGCTTCTGGCGGTTTCCCAATGAGCTATCGTTGATCTCAGCACGCAAAGTTCATTGGCTACATCTTCTTGTCTTAGGTTCTTGCGTTTTCTGGCGTAACGAAGCCAATGGGAAAGGCTATTCATGTTTAACGCAACGGCTGGAATAACTGATGATGCGTCTCTTAGCTGTGACTCACTAGCAATCAAAGTAAATTCATATTCAAAGAAATTGCAAAGCCTATCTAGGGCTGCCATGCGTGGATAAGAGTTACCAATTTCCCACTTGGCTATTGACTGCTGGCTGATTGATACAGCGTCAGCAACCTGTTGCTGGTTTAGTCTTAGAGTAGTTCTCTCAAGCAGTAACTGCTTGGCAAACTTATTTGTGTAGTCTTCGCTCATTGCTGCGCAATCATTTGCATCTCTAACTCTTTAACGCGCTCGGTCAACTCTTTGACGGTTAACTCTGCTATCTCCAACTCGTTGCCGTGAGCACGCAATGACATCTTCATGCCAGCGTCGTAACCAAGCATTGCACCTTTGTGCATTGCCTCTCTAACCAGTTTACCGATGTCTGGTGGCGACATGATTCTGGCTTTGCCTTCGGCAGCAAGTATGTACTTCAACACCATCTCGTCGATTTTCTTTTCTACTGACATGATTAGTTTCCTGTAATTAAGATAAATGCAATGACACCGACGGTTACGCCAGCAAGGAAGATAAAAACGCAATCAACAAGGCTGATTTTGTTGTCTTGATAAGGTCCATCGACCTCGAAATTCTCGGTGTAGTTTTGATGCTTCATTCGTCGCTTTCAGAGTTAAATTGTGTAAGGGCTTCTTCGCAGATGTGATCCACGATAGACTGCATAAGAATGTGGGCGATGTCAATCTTCTCGCAAAAGGCATTGACTAGGTTCATGCACTCAGGGAAGTCTGGCGCTTCCCCATGATTAAATTCTGCGGGTTCGTGTTCTAGGAAGCAGACGAGTGTGACTCCTTCTACCTCGCACTTGAATCTAAATAGGTCTTCTAGCATTTTGTTTTCTCCTTTAATAATCTTCACCAGCGCGTGCGGGTTGTGCGCCAAGGAATTGAGGGTTGTAAGGTGCGTTGTGATTCCAAGTTTTGTCTTGGTTCAAGATGGCTAATGCTTCTTTGGAGCTGGAAGCCTCATAGTCACGGCAGATGGCAAGCTCGATGCCGTTGTCGTAAACCGCAACCCATGCACCTGAGACGGTGCAGTTAAGGCGTGGATTGAACTTCTCTTCTTGGCAATAAACTTCTACGATTTTCATGTTGGTGTCCTTAAAAGATGGGGCTTTCGCCCCGTTGGTTTTACTTGCGTTCTACTGTGCCGATTAACTCGCCATCCATGATCTGGAACATAATTGTTTTAGCAACATTTAATGTTTGACGAGCACGCTCTACATCACCATGTGCCATCAATTCTTGAGCGTCAGACATAAGACCAGCAACGATCATGTTTCCGCCAGTAAATTTGTAAGTGATAGATTGTTTTACTGACTCAATGTATGCGTCAATATCAGCAAAGCCATACATTGCTTCGTTGCGTGTAGTTTGTGTTGCGTTTGTCATTTCGTTTACTCCGTTGTGTTGTTGATGAGTGAATCATATCACGCTTGACTACCTTGTCAAACATTATTTATTAGACCCTACAACTTTGTCGGGTATTACCGCCATAAAATACATACTGACAGGGTGTAGTTTCCCTGTCTGCTGTGCCTTATGTCTCCGCAAGAGGTGCAGTTGCCTTGATAGGGGCTGGGTGACAGGACTCAGCCCCTTTTTTTGTCTGTCTTGTTGAACTCGTCAATTCTAGGTTAACATACTCAGCATGAACTACATAACCGAAATAATAGAACGCGCTGACAAGGCGGGTTTCAAGATGGCTGATATATGCAGAGAGGCTGGCATAGATCAGGCTCAGATGTCACGCTGGATGGCGGGTCACACCGTACCCCTTATCACCAGCATAGAGAAGCTCAGAACTGCCACAGATCGCTTGATCATTGGTCGCATCAAGTCGCTTGAGGTCAAGAATGATTAGGCAACTTGGGATTGATGTCGGCAACAACGGTGCTATCGCTCTAATCGTTGATGGCGTGCTGGAGTCTGTCGTCGATATGCCAATCGTCGAGATAAAGCGCGGTAAGACGACAAAGCGCCAAGTGTCTGCGCAAGCCTTGGTCGGTATCCTCAAGGAAATGAACCCGACGCACGCAGCAGTCGAGAAGGTCAGCTCAATGCCAAACCAAGGTGTGAGTTCCATGTTTGCGTTTGGACGCTCTGCTGGTGTCATTGAAGGCGTATTAGCAGCTCTCCAAGTACCTGTGACTTATGTCCAGCCAGCAGTATGGGCAAGGACTATGAACAAAGGCTACGGCAAGGACGCATCAAGACACCGCGCAATGGAGTTATTTCCAGACAAACAAGAACTGTTTAAGTTGGTTAAGCACGACGGTCGCGCAGAGGCTGTATTGATCGCAATGTGGGGTACTAAGCAATGAACGAAGTCAACGCAACCTACAACCACGAACTAGTCAAACGCATGATTGAAGAGGCAGTCTTAGCCGAGCGCGAAGCCTGTGCTGCTATCTGCGACGAACTGCACGAAGCCAGAGTCGGCAAGGACAACTACTTCGCATTTGCTGCAAACGCAATAAGAGAACTAAGGGCAAAACAATGAGAGAACAAGATTTAGGTGTTTGTTTTCTATGTATAGGAATTGGTTTGTCAGTTGGATTTGATATCGTTGCGATAGCAAGCATTGGACATCTTATTGCTGGCATTGGTATTGGTTTACTTGCAAGGGCTAAATAATGATTGACGAAGAACGCAACGCAATGCGCGAGCACATTGTCTGGCTCACCAAGGAGCTGGAGGACACCAGAACCAAACTCAAGATTAGAGACGAACTGCTGTCTGAGTTGCTCGATCCAGAGCAGCTCGGTCACGCAGTCACTAACGAGGTGCGTGGACGCATCTACACACTTTTGCACTTACAGGAAAACGAATAATGATCAAACTACGCCCATCGTCTGCTACACGCTGGCTCTCATGTCCTGCATCTGTGAGGCTGTGTGCCGACATCCCTTACCAGCCAGCAGGAGAGGCTGCGCAGATTGGTACTGCAATACATGAGGTGGCAGAGACTGCATACCTCACCAACGCAAGCCCCTACGACTGGATCGGTCAGACCGTCAAGGACATTGTGATCACCGAGCAGAACGCTGACTTTGCAGCAGCTCATGTGAACCACATTAGGGACTTGGAGTTAAGACTTGGCACGCTAAAGGTTGAGCAGTATGTGACCGTGTACAAGGACAAGGACATCGAGCTGGGCGGTACTGCCGATGTAGTGGCGTGGAACGACGAGAAGTCAACCTTGGTCATTGCAGACTTGAAGACTGGTCGTGGCTATGTGGACGCTGACTCAGACCAGATGAAGATTTACGCCATCGGTGCAATGCGTCACGCAAAGATTGAATTCAGCAATATCGAGCTGTCGATCATTCAACCGCATCACGGTGAACCTAGAACGCACAAGATCACATTCAAAGAATTAAACGACTGGGCAGCGACTAGATTAACTCCAGCGATCCAAGCAATTAAGAAGGGCGATACAGAACCCACACTAACAGAAGACGGTTGCCAATGGTGTCCAGCAAAGGCGATATGTCCTGCGCAACGCAAAGGCTTTGAGGTCATTGCTGCCACACCAAACCTTGCGGTGATGACTAAAGAAGAGATGAAGTCAGTTGTGGTGACGCTAACACCAGAGCAGATCGCAGACCTGCTAGAACGCGCACCACTTGTAGAGAAGTTCATTGATGCAGTCAGAGACCACGCAGTAAAACGCATAGAGGACGGTGAAGTTATCAAGGGCTGGCAGATGCAGCCTAAGCGTGCGTACCGCAAATGGATTGACGAGAACGACGCAAAGAATCAATTACACGACGCTGGTATCCCTGCGGATAAGTTGGTCTCTAGCGAACTAATTAGTCCATCTGAAGCAGCCAAGTTACTTCCAAAAGAATCAAAAGACCTCATTGACACGCTCACACGCAAGGAGAGTAGTGGTTTAACTCTTGCGCGAGATTACTCATTAGGTCAATAATCCATTCCCCCAAACCGTTGCCTTGTGCAACATAAACTCGAAAGGCTCAAATGCTTAATCTTTCATCATCATCTGGCGGTGGTAACTACATCCGCTTTATGCCATCTGCAAACGCATGGCTCAACTCTAACAAGGAAGAATTCACGCCAAAGAAAATGGTTGTGGATACTGACTCGTTGCAGACTGGTTGGATGCACCTTGGAGAAGGTGTGCGCGACTGGCAACCAGACGCAAGTCTTGGAAAGAAAGGTGCTCAACCGTCACCTGATCACAAGCGCGGTTTCTCCATCAAGTTCTATAACAAGGAGATGGGACTCGCTGAGTGGTCAGCCAACGGCACAGGTCCAAACATGGGCTTAGAGAAACTGTGGAAAGCAATCGAGGCAGGTCAAGCTGCCAATGCTGGCAAGTTACCAGTCATTGAGTACAAAGGATCGACGCTGGAGAAGATCGGTAAAGGGACAACAAGAATTCCTAACTTTGATGTGGTGTCGTGGATCGAGAGACCTGCTGGCATGGACGCTGTAGACGACGGTACGCAATCATTTGATAGTGACGGCAAGATCAGTATGGCAGCACCAGCTCCAGCAGTAGCACCAAAGACAGTAGCTAAGACTGCAATGGCTGCTGCGATTGAAGACGACGAGATGTTTTAACTCTTAGAGAAGACGGGGCTGGCTGAAAGGTCAGTCCCGTTTTTTTTCCTCTATGGAAAACACACAAGAATTTTGGATGCTGCTTCTCATTGCGTTGGCTCAACGGGTCTACGAACTGGAGCAGAGATTAGAAGAATTGGAGAGACATGAATGAGTTGGCATTATTTGCGGGGGGGGGGGGAGGAATCCTTGCAGGACATTTGCTCGGATGGAGAACTGTGTGTGCCGTTGAAATCGAAGATTACCCACGCAGAGTTTTATTGCAACGGCAAGCTGATGGACTCTTACCTAGATTCCCTATCTGGGACGACATCACAACCTTCGACGGCAAACCTTGGCGGGGAAAGGTCCAAGTCGTCACAGGAGGTTTTCCCTGTCAGGACATATCAGCAGCAGGAAAGCGTGCAGGACTCGACGGTGAACGATCAGGACTCTGGGGGGAAATGGCACGCATCATTTGCGAAGTACAGCCCAGATACGCATTCATTGAGAACTCACCAATGCTCACTATTCGAGGACTCGACAGAGTATTGTGTGACCTTGCCTCGATGGGGTTCGATGCGAACTGGGGAGTGCTGGGAGCAGCAGATGTTGGAGCAAAACACAAACGCGAAAGAATCTGGATTGTGGGCTACACCAACGACTCCAAGCGGAGGCGGGAACTGCGGGGGTTCTGGGGCTTACAAGAATGCATTGAAGAATGGGACACACATTCCACATTCAATCAACCCGAACCTGTACGAATGGTTGATGGGATTCCCAATCGGGTGGACAGACTTAAATGCATCGGTAACGCTCAAGCACCCCTTTGCGCAGCCACAGCATGGCGAGTCTTAACAAAACAAATTTAGAAAGAAACTACAAAGATGCAAGCCGAACAAATAGCGCAAGCGCTTGGCAACGCAAAGAAGGTGAACGGGCAATGGATGGCAAGCTGTCCTGTAAGTAGTCACGGGCAGGGTAACGGGGACAAGAATCCAAGTCTTTGCGTGTCAGAGACAGACGAAGGCAAGCCGTTGTTTAAGTGCTTTAGTGGGTGCTCTCAGGAGTCGGTCTTCAATGCGGTCAAGGACTATGGACTGCTGCCAGACTTACCAAACCCGACAGACTTCCTTACCCAGATCAAACCGTTACCAAAGCCTCAAGAACCTGTGCTCGAACAGGAGTGGCACTATGTAGACGAGGATGGAGTCGTACAGCACATAAAACAACGCTACAAGACCTTTGACTCCAAAGGAAAGACATACAAGCAGTACAGGGTTGACGAGAACGGCAGACGGCACGCCAGTATGACGGGTGCGAACATAGTCCCGTACAACTTGCCAGAGGTGGACTTTGCAAGGAAGACAGGCAGAACTGTCTTCTTGTGCGAAGGTGAGAAGGCAGCCGACGCTCTCAAGTCTCTGGGAGTCGTCGCAACCTGTACGCACAACGGTGCAAGTAACTTCCCCGAAGATGTCGTCAAGCACCTAGTCGGACTCACCATCGCAATAGTCCCTGACAACGATCTGGTCGGCTGGGAGTACGCAAGAAAAGCAGTTGCAGCTCTCAAGTCGGTTACAAAAAGTATCCGAGTGGTAGACCTTGGACTTGAAGAGATCAAAGAAGACGCATTCGAGTTTGTTTACAAGTATCACGGGGACAAGGACAGGCTGGTTGACCTGACAAAGGCAACGCAAGCAGTTATAAGTGAACTGGATGTAACGACTCCTGCAAGATTGATTGGCGTTGTTGAGACACCAGTTACAGAAGAGCTGGAGCTGCCACAAGTACCGCTACAACGCGAAGGATTCAAGCTCGAAGCGTGGGACAGCATCGAGGACGAACCAGTTGAGTGGTTAGTGCAAGGAGTCATACCGCAGAAGTCCTTTGTGGCTTTATACGCACCGCCAGCGAGCTTCAAGTCTTTTATTGCTTTGGACATTGCGGAGTGCATCGCCACAGGCAGAGCTTTTCTTGGCAACGAGATAACCAAGCAAGGTGCAGTCCTATACATCGCAGGGGAAGGTCATGGCGGTATCGGGTCAAGGATCAAGGCGCTCAAGACGCATCACAAGACACCAGAGAACACGCCTGTTTACTTCCTACGCAGACAAGTCAACCTTCGGTCAAGTAAGACAGACCTCCAAGACTTGGTGGCAGCCATTGACGACTTGAAGGCGATCCACGACATCAACTTCGAGCTGATCATCATCGACACCTTGGCTAGAGCATTTGGCGGTGGTAACGAGAACGCTAGTGAGGATATGGGTGCATTCATTACGGCTGCTGGCGCGATCCAAGGCAAGTATGAGTGCTCCTTATTGGTGGTGCATCACGCTGGTAAGGACGCAACCAAAGGACTCAGGGGTCACAGCTCACTACTCGGAGCAGTAGACACAGAGCTGGAGATTATCCGCATAGAAGGCGCTCAACCGCCAAAAGGAATCCTCCACATCAGCAAGCAAAAGGACGGGGAAGACGGGCAGAGGATCGGGTTCAAGATGGTCGAGGTCACGACTGGATCAAGTGGAATCGTGGACTTTGAAGGTGCATCCAGTCTGGCGGTTGAACCAGATGAGGAGATGGATACAGATCGTCCTAACCAAGCAATTCCTCCAAATAGGACAGGCGCTGGATTGAATCAACGGCTTGCGTTGTCCTGTCTGCACGACGCAATTAAGAAGTTTGGCGAGATGCAGGTGGTCGATGGGATGCGCAATAAGTGCATAAAGATTGATCAATGGAGGGACGAATTCAAGAAACGCATGGGCAGCGATGTCATGCCAGCAACGCTAAATAAGGCTTGGTATCGCGTCAAAGCCGATCTTGCTGATTTACAAAAAGTAATCATTTATGGTGAATTGTGCTGGGCGGTATATGCGGACGATGATGGCGCAAAATCATCTAATTCGGTGGTTGTGCAGATCAAGAAATGAGTGTGGACAAATGGACATATCAAGGACAAATGGATGGACAACCAAAAATCCATTTGTCTATGCCAAAACGATGGACAGATGGGGTGTGTGTGTATGTAATACACACCACCTGTCCATTGTGGCAATGCGTCCGATTTGGTTATTTTTAAAAAATGGAGTTGTCTATGGTTAAGAAGAGTTTGAAGAAAGTTGTTGGTGGTCTAAAACAGCCAGATTTCCCTATGAATACTTTTGAGGTATTTATGAATTCGAGGTTGATTGAGCTGTCTGTGGTCAAGCGTGAGCACGAAAAGCGTTGGGGCATCAATCGCTTGATCGAGTTGGTGGACTCAGAGTTTCGGATCAAGGTGTGGCGACAGGCTGAACGAGTCTTTGAGGCTTCGGTGTCCAGAGATGAGGTGAAACTAGATCGAGCTGTCGGTGGGATGGTCAAGGCTTATGCAGCGCTGGAGACTTGGGCGGTCGAGAACGGTGTGCCTGAGATGCCAGCGATAGTTGCAGTTGAGCATGAGATGCAAGACGGGTCGGTGATGGTGGTCGTGGGTACACATCACGACGCGACGCTGTACCAGCAGTTCAGACCCGATGTCCAGAATCGTCACATCTGGACGATGGAAGAGCTGGAGTTGATCATGGACTCGCCAGTCATCAAGGAGACCATGAAGATTAAGGCGCTGATGCCTTGTGCTTCGATGGTCAGGTTGGACAAGGATGCGAAGGAGTTTCCACTTGGCGGTGCGACAGGCTTTGATGATGTCAAGTCGGACGAGCTGGAGGCTTCGTCGTTGCCAAAGGTGTTCGATACCAGCAAGATGGTTAAAAATACGGCTAACAGGGCTTTGGAGGAGATTTGAATGGCTGGAAATAAAAAGAAGGTTCACGACATTGCGTTGCTCAACACGCTGCCGATTGAGCAGATCACCAATATGTTTGAGGCGGGAATGAGCGAGACGAGGATATGTGTGGCGCTCGGTGTCAGCAAGAAGGCGCTGACCGAATGGATGGACTCACCAGCGCAAGAAGGCTTCTTGTCTCGCGTGCGTGCGCGAGCAGCCGATCATATCGTAGGTCAGATGATTGAGATCGCAGACGATACAGACATTGAGGAGGTCAACAAGGCGCGTCTGCGCGTCCAGACGAGGCAATGGGTGGCAGAGCGCTGGAATCCAGCCTCATACGCTCAAAACAAGATGCCTAGCGTGCAAGTGAACCTGTCTGGCATGAGGCTCGACGCATTGCGACGCATTGAGGTGGTTGAGGACATATCCACAGAAAACAGCGCCAAGTTGTCCTAGTTGTCCACAGTTGCGTGGAAACTGGCGAAGTTATGCACAAAAACGCTTACAAACCTGTGGATAACAGCAAAATAACTTTACATAATGAACATAGTGTAAAGCAGACAAATACGACGATATGCAAATGTGTAGGTTTCATGCGCTCTGCTAGGAGAGTGGTCACTCACTAACCGATTCTTCCTGACTGATTCGGGTTTACCCCCCCTTCGATCTGCGCGACGGGTGGCGCTGAAACTGCACCCCGACAGATACCGAACCCACACCCCCCACACACCCCCCTACTCACAACGCACACTCCCACAAAAAAATAAAAAAAATCAAGGCACAATCCCGACATGACGACAGAATCAACTGCACCAGTAAAAAAGAAACTACACCCCGATGTGGTGGCAAAGATAGACCGCATCCAAGACAAGAGGGAAGACGAACTCTCCAAGAATCCCTTTGTTGCGTTCACCATCCGCTACAAAAACAACCCCGTGCTCTTCGTCAAGGAAGTCTTAAAGGCGAACCCCGACACTTGGCAAGAGACCTTCCTCACGCACATCGCAAAGGGCAACCGACGCATATCGGTCAGATCAGGTCATGGCGTAGGCAAGTCCACAGCAGCGAGCTGGGCGATCATCTGGTATCTGCTCTTGCGGTATCCAGTCAAGGTGGTCGTCACCGCACCCACATCCAGCCAGCTATACGACGCACTCTTTGCGGAACTAAAGCGCTGGGTGAAGGAACTGCCTGAGACCTTGAGGGATATGTTGGAGGTCAAGCAGGACAGGATCGAGGTCAAGGAAGCAGCGACAGAGGCTTTTGTGTCCGCAAGAACCTCAAGGGCAGAGCAGCCCGAAGCCCTACAAGGTGTCCACAGCGAGAATGTGATGCTGGTGGCTGACGAGGCATCGGGTATCCCAGAGGCTGTCTTTGAGGCTGCTGCTGGCTCGATGTCTGGACACAATGCCGTGACCCTACTGCTGGGCAATCCAGTACGCTCTAGCGGATTCTTCTACGACACCCAGAACCGACTGGCGAACGATTGGGTGACGATGAAAGTCTCTTGCGTTGACTCTCCAAGGGTCAGCGATGCCTATGTCGAAGAGATGAAGGCGCGGTACGGGGAAGAGTCGAATGCCTACCGAATAAGGGTACTGGGTGAGTTTCCAAGGTCAGACGACGACACGATCATCCCGATGGAGTTGCTGGAGCTGGCAAAACACCGCGATGTCGAGACAAGCCAGCACGCAAAACTGATCTGGGGCTTGGATGTCGCACGCTTTGGTGGTGATCGCTCTGCACTCTCAAAGAGACAAGGCAACGCATTGATCGAACCCACGAAGATTTGGAAAAACCTCGACTTGATGCAGCTCACTGGCGCTGTCGTCGCAGAGTGGGAAGCGTTAGCGCCAAGCCAGAGACCACACGAGATCATGGTCGACAGCATCGGTCTTGGTGCTGGCGTAGTAGACCGTCTTAGAGAACTTGGGTTGCCAGCCCGTGGCATCAATGTCTCAGAGTCCCCCGCGATGGGTACGACTTACAGAAACTTGCGTGCAGAGCTTTGGTACAAGGCAAAGGCGTGGTTTGAGGCGCGTGACTGTCGCATTCCCAATGACGAGGAGCTGGTGGCTGAACTGGCGACGGTGAGATACTTCTTTAGCAGCTCAGGAAAGATGCAGGTCGAGGGCAAGGACGACATCAGAAAGCGTGGCTTGAAGTCCCCCGACAAGGCAGACAGCTTTGTGTTGACATTTGCGTCTGACGCTGCCGTCTCGATGTTTGGTGCGAATACGAGTCAGAAGTGGTCTCAACCGTTGAAAAGAAACCTGTCAAGGGTTGCATAATTCGTCTATCCCAATTCAAGGAGTAACTGACATGATGAATTACGACAAGGCAGCAAGCAAGATCAGCAAGGTAATGGGCGAGTACAAGTCGGGCAAGTTAAAGAGCAGTAGCGGTGGCAAGGTCAAGAACCCTAAGCAAGCGATGGCTATTGCTATGAGCGAGTCTGGCAAGTCAAAGCCAATGAAGAAGGGCAAGTAATGGACTATCAGTTCCAGCAGTTCTTAGGGTTGCTGTCTGACCCCGAGTCTGTCAAAAGAATGCAAAACGAAGCGCGTCTTCGCGCTAACGACTATGAGCGCATGGCTTATCAAAAGTATGGCGAAGATAGGGGAAGCGTGCAGCTTAATGGCAATATGGTTGCAATACCAGACGGCTTTGCTGGCGGTGGAAGAATATCTGGCGCAATACCTCTTACCGAAGAGCAACGCTTAATACTTGGCTTAACTGGTGGCGGTTATCGTTCTAGATACGGTGGAGACTTAAAGGCGCAGGGCTTAGACGCAATGATCCAAGGAAATGATCAGTCGTTTGGCGTGCAGTACAACAAACCTCAACCAAATAATCCAGCCATACCGCGCTGGATGTTGAATTATTCAAGGAGTTTTTAGTGGCAACCTCATACCCCAAGAGCTTACAAGGCGCAATGGATCAGATGATGTCTGACAGCGACACCAGCGAGTGTCCAGCGCCAACGCAAGACATCACCCTTAATCTGAAGAACCGCGCCAAGGCGATCACGGCTGCGAAGTACGGTCCTGAGAACCCCAATCTTCCCAACGAGGCTTACTGGAAGCGCATGGCTGACGAGTGGGATGTGTCTACCGAAGACGCAAAGAAAAGTCGTTGCGGTAATTGCGCAGCCTTTAATGTCTCAGAAGACATCAAGCAATGCATTGCTGACGGCATCGGAAATGAAGCTGACCCGTGGGGAACTATCAAACTCGCTGACCTTGGATATTGCGAGATATTCGACTTCAAGTGCGCAGCGTCCAGAACCTGTGATGCTTGGGTTGTTGGTGGTCCTAATACTGGCGAAGCCAAGGACGAGGACATGGAAGAGGACGAGATGGAGGACGAGGAATGAAAACTGGTCTCTACGCAAATATTCACGCCAAGCAAAAGCGCATCGCTGCTGGCTCTGGCGAGAAGATGAACAAAGTCGGCTCTAAGGCAGCACCGTCTGCTGCCGACTTTAAGGCTGCTGCCAAGACAGCCAAGAAGCCGAAGGCTAAGAAGTGAGCGCAGCTTGGCAGAGGAAAGAGGGCAAGTCACCAACTGGTGGCTTGAATGCTAAAGGTCGTGCCTCTGCGAAAGCCGAAGGCATGAACTTGAAGCCCCCTGTCAAGTCAGGCGATAACCCTAGACGAGCGAGCTTTCTTGCACGCATGGCGGGAAATGCTGGACCAGAGTACAAGGACGGTGAAAAGACTCGTCTTCTCTTGAGTCTCAACGCATGGGGTGCGTCCAGTAAAGCCGATGCCAAGGCAAAAGCCAAGGCGATCACCGCAAGGAATAAGGCTAAGAAGTGATCCCAATCTGTATATCGACGGTCAACGGCAAAGGTTTGCCAGTTCTGCTTGAGTCAATCAAGCAATACGCACCAGAGGCATTTGTCTACCTTCGCGGTCCTGAGCGCGTTGTCTCTGGCTACAAGAACGCAAGGCTTATCTTTGGTGAACCTACGAACTTTGGCGACGATTACAACGAGATCATCGACGACGCTTTGAAGTACGCACAGGCGTGCATCGTCTGCAATGACGATGTGGTGCTGACACCGACAAGTTACCAGCGACTCTTGGAAGATGTCGAAGTGATCCGCGAGCTGGAGGTCAATGTCGGCTGGGTTGGCGCAAGAAGTGACTATGTGAGACCAGCTCAAAACATTCGCTACAACCCCGATGGCGATCATCTAGAGATGTGCAGATTCAAGTCTGAGCAGTTCATTCGCCATGCCAGCGCCATCGCACCGATCTTTGCGTACATAAGCAGAGACGCATGGCATCACGGAAGATTCCCCCCACTTAATTGGTTCTCGGACGATGTGAGCTGCGCAGACCTTAGCAATCAGGGCTACGAGCACTTTGTCTCCAGCAGCTATGTCCATCATGTCGGCAGCCAGACAACTGGCGACAACTCAAAACAACTAACTGCCGAGGCAATGCCTTGGGTAAAAGAGCACCGCCCACAGTATGCACAACGATTCTTTGGTACTTAACTTAGGCTCTGGCAAGGACTTTCGGGAGGACTGCATCAACGCAGATATTCAGTTGCGCGTCAAGCACGACTGGTTACTCGACATCTGCAATGTCCCGTGGGGCGATGCAATCTCCACACGACTCGGTGACTTCGAGGTGCAGCCAGAGATGTTTGACGCAATACTGGCGAATGATGTGCTTGAGCACCTGCCCGATCTGGTCGGTGCAATGACGAGCTGCAAGAAGTTACTCAAAGTCGGTGGCGAGATGCGCATCCATGTGCCGTATGACTTGTCTTATGGCGCGTGGCAAGACCCGACGCACCTCAGAGCATTCAACGAGAAGTCGTGGCTTTATTACACCGACTGGCATTGGTATCTTGGCTGGGAAGATCGGTTTTATGTGACTCACTTGGAATTTAGGTTAAATCCCATCGCACAAGACCTAAAATTGACGCAAGAAGAATTACTTAGGACTCCGCGAGCTGTGGACTCCATGTTTGTCGTATTGACTAAGGGTACAAAATGAACATTACCAACGAGCTGGGATTGAGCACAGACATTGCGTCACAGGTTGACCCGACACTTATGCCCATGACAGACATGGATTTAGAAGCCATGATGGGTCAAGAGATCACAGACGCTGTGAGCTACATCGACTCTGACCTCTCACCTATCCGCGCTCGCGGTACTGAGTATTACAGGGGCGATCCCTTCGGTAACGAGGAAGATGGACGCTCGCAAGTCGTGGCGATGGAGGTGAGAGACACCGTGTCTGCCATGCTGCCGTCCTTGATGCGTGTGTTTTTCTCTACCGAGAACACGGTGGAGTTTGTGCCTCGCGGTCCAGAGGATGTAGAAAACGCACAGCAAGCCACAGACTACTGCAACTATGTTTTTAACAATGACAACAACGGTTTTATGGTGGCATACGCCACATTTAAAGACGCTCTTGTCAGGAAATGTGGCATTGTCAAGGCGTGGATTGAGGACACCGAGTCTGTCCGAATTGAGGAATATTCGGGTCTAGATGACCAGACCTTGCAGATCGTCATGCAAGAGGGTGATGCCGATGTGAAGATCGTTGCGAGTTACCCAGACGAGAGTATGCAAGGCGCGATGCAGATCGATCCGATGACGGGTCAACCCATGCCCCCAGCCATGATCCATGATGTGCAGATCAAGCGCAAGGTAACTGACAAGCGTATCCATGTGGCGTGCTTACCGCCAGAAGAATTGCTCTTGTCTCGCCAAGCGATGTCGTTTAAAGACGCACCTTTTATCGGTCACCGCAAGATGGCGACTGTGGCTGAGTTGATCTCTATGGGGTACGACGAAGACGAGGTGATGGACTATGTTGGCTCGTCCGATTTAAACGACAACGAAGAGGCTTTGGCTCGCGCACCGTTGGCAAATAACCAGTATTTCAATGAGAGCGCTAATCCGATGATGCAGCGCGTTCTCTATGTCGAGGGCTACGCTAAGGTTGACTTTGATGGCGACGGTATCCCTGAGCTGAGGAAGATGTGCTTCATGGGTGCTGGCTACAAGATGGTTCGCAATCTTCCAGCGTCATACATCCCGTTTATTGAGTTTCCTTGCGATCCAGAACCCCACACATCACCACTTGAGGCGATGTCGATCTTTGACATTACTAGAGACTTACAAGAGATCAAGTCCGAAGTCATGCGCAATACCTTGGATTCGCTAGCGCAGTCAATCCATCCCCGCACCGTGATCGTTGAGGGTCAGGTCAACATTGACGATGCACTCAATAACGAGACAGGCGCGATCATTCGTGCGCGTGCTCCGAACATGGTGCAGCCGTTGGTAACCCCATTCGTCGGTCAGGCTGCTTTCCCTGTACTTGCGTACTTGGACGAGATCAAGGAAGGTCGCACAGGAATGTCCAAGGCATCTATGGGCTTGAACCCAGATGCGTTGCAGTCGAGCACAAAGGCTGCCGTGGCTGCCACAGTAAGCGCCAGCCAAGGACGCATTGAGTTGACTGCGCGTCTCATGGCTGAAGGCATGAGGGAGTTGTTTAAGACAATCCTGTTTTTGGTTACGACACACCAAGACAAGCCACGCATGATCCGCTTGCGTAACCGTTGGGTGCAGATTGACCCACGCGGATGGGACAACACGATGGATGTCAACATCAATATCGGTCTGGGAAATGGCGACACCAATGAGCGCATTGCAACCATGATGCAGATACTTGCCAAGCAAGAATCCATCATCAACCAATACGGTCTTGAGAATCCCGTGGTGTCTCCTCAGATGTATGTGCGCACCTTGAAGAAGGTTGTCGAATTGTCAGGATTCAAGGACGCATCAAGCTACTTTGCGGACATTCCAGAAGGATGGAAAGCACCGCAAGCACCACAAAAACCAAGCCCCGAAGAGGTTTTGGCTCAGGTTCAAGCCGAGTCTATTCGTGCAGATATACAGAAAAAGGCTGCCGATCTTGAGTTACAGAGGCAACAGATGATCCGCGACGACGACTTCAGACGCGATCAAATGAACCAAGATAGACTACTTAAACAAATGGAACTTGAGTTAAAGTACAACACACAACTGAATACCGCACAAATTGTTGCGGAGCAGAATGTCAACCGCGAGGTTATTCGAGAGCAAGGCGCGTTGGTACAACAGGCGATGGCGCAAGCCCAGCCAGCACCAATGCAACCCATCAACCCACAAGGAATGGTTTAAGTGAGCAAACAAGAAGAAGATGTAAGAAAAGGCAAGAAGGCTGAGTCGCTAATCGCTGACGAGGCTTTCTCAACTGCATTACTAAAAATGGAGAATGATGCCGTCTGGTTTTGGAAAGATACGAAACCAGAGGACATCACGAAGAGAGAACACGCTTGGCATATGTTGCGTGCGATTGACAACTTCCGAACCGAGATTTCCAAAATCATGGATAACGGGAAAGTCGCACAGCGCCAGATTGAGCGTGAACAAAAGTCGTTGGTGTAAAGGACTAGGAAATGGAAAACCAAACCCCTATGTCTGTAGCTGATGCAGCTAGTGCTCTTGATCAATTAATGTTGCCGTTAGACGGAGAACAGCAGAAAACTGACAAGGCGCGTTTGATTGAGGAAGATACTTCCGATGTCGCGGTCTCTGTCGATGAAGAATTGGATGTGCAAGACGACGAATCCAATGAAGAAACGACAGAGGAACAATCAGAGTTAGATGAAGAAACCGAAGAAGAAGAAAAGCCAGCCGAGGTCTACACCGTCAAAGTTGACGGTAAAGAGGTCGAGGTCACGCTAGACGAACTTCAAAAAGGATATTCTCGAACTCAGGATTACACACGAAAGACACAGCAAATTGCCGAGACCCGTAAGGCTGTCGAGGCAGAGGCTAGTGCGATTCGTGCCGAGCGTGAACAGTACGCCCAGTTATTGGGAGCGTTGAAACAGCAACTTGAGTCAACTGAAGCACCTGTCGATATGGATCGTCTTTATAACGAAGACCCCATTGAGTGGGTGAGACAGTCAGAAGTGATGCGCCAGAAGCAAGACAAACTCGCAGCTATTCAGTCTGAGCAGCAGCGACTGTCGCAACTTACAGCGCAACAAAGAGCACAGGAAATGCAAGCTCACCTTGCCACACAGCAAGAAGCCCTGATCCAAGCCGTACCCGAATGGAAAGATTCCAAGAAGGCACAGGCTGAAAAGGCTCTACTCGTCGAATTCGGTAAGAAGATCGGATTCAGCGATGATGAACTCAAGAATGTCTATGACCACAGAGCTGTCATTGCGTTGCGTAAAGCAGCGCTCTACGATCAGATGATGTCCAAGCGTGGACAGATCAAGCCAGTAGTCAACAACGGTCCTCGCCCTGCCAAGCCTAGTGCAGCAGGTCGCGTCTCTACAACAACTGAAAGTACACGCGCAAAACAGCGTCTTGCAAAGTCAGGTCGCGTCAATGACGCTGCCTCCGCAATAGAACTTCTTTTGAAATAGGACACTCAAATGGCAATCGTAACCAACACCTTTACAACCTTTGATGCGAAGGGTATCCGCGAGGACTTATCCAACATCATCACTAACATCGCTCCCGAAGAGACTCCTTACATGAGTAATGTCGGACGCGAGTCAATCAGCAATTCATTGTTTGAGTGGCAAACCGACACATTGGCTTCTGCTGCTGCTAACAAGCAGTTAGAGGGTGACGATGTAACTTCTTTCGACAGCGTTACTGCTACTGTGCGTTTACAAAACTACGCTCAGATCAGCCGTAAGACTATCGTCTTGTCTGCAACTGAAGAGACCGTCAACAAGGCTGGTCGTCGCTCTGAATTGGCATACCAAATTGCCAAGCGTAGCGCTGAGTTGAAGCGTGATCAAGAGTTTTCAATGTTGAATGGCGCTGTCGCTGCTGCTGGTAACACCACAACAGCTCGCGGTACTGCTTCATTGCAAGCCTTCATCAAGACTAACTACGATATGCAGACCAACGGTGCTAACCCCACTTATACGACTGTGCCTACTGGCGCTCGTAGTGACGGCAATGTGCGTACCTTTACAGAAACCATCTTGAAGAATGTTATTCAACAAGTTTGGACTTCTGGCGGTACACCAAAAATCTTGATGACTGGTCCAGTCAACAAGCAGCGCGTGTCTGGCTTCTCTGGTATCGCATCTTCACGCTTCAACATTGATGGCGGTGCTCGTCCTGCAACCATCATTGGCGCAGCAGACATTTATGTGTCTGACTTCGGCAATGTGCAAGTCGTTCCTAACCGCTTCCAGCGTGAGCGTGACGCATTCGTGATCGATCCAGATTACGCAAAAGTCACTATGTTGCGTCCTTACCAACAAGTTGAGTTGGCAAAGACTGGCGACGCTGAAAAGCGTATGCTGATCGTTGAGTGGGGTCACAAAGTATTGGCAGAGAATGCTCACGGCATTGCTGCTGACTTGGTTACTTCTTAATTGAACTAACGAAGGGTCTGGGGAAACTCAGACCCTTTTTTTCTACATGATTGAAAAAAGACTATTTAGTACAGACGCTGATCAAGGGATCACGCGCACTTTTCATTACGATGATGAAACGAATCAGGCAACGATTCAGACACAACAAGATGTGACTGCAATCATTGAAGAGAATAAGCAAGAGTACGCACAGGTTGATGAGCGTGCTCGATGGGGCGAGTGGAGCAGAGTCGCCAGCATCCCGATGTCTATCTACTTCCAGCTCAAGGCTGAAGGCAAGCTAGAAGACGAAGCCTACATGAAGCGTTGGCTAAATGACCCAGAAAACAAGTATTTCAGAACTAGATCAGGACAACTATGACCCCAAACTACATTGCAGTCTGCACCCCAGCGCGTGACATGGTTCACGCTAATTTCACCTTCTGTATGGTGAACATGGTGGCGCATCACACGATTAACACGACTGATGCGGTGTCCTTGAAGATTATGCAAGGCACACTTATCCAGACCCAGCGTGCTGATCTGTGTCTAGACGCAATGGCTGAAGGTTGTACCCATATCTTGTTTGTAGATTCAGACATGACCTTCCCGCAGGACATGATTGAGAGACTTTTGGCGCATGACTTGGATGTCGTGGCAACGAACTGCGCAAGGCGCAGGATGCCGACAGGTCCAACTGCCCAGCGTTATGACGAGAACGGTGAGCGCGTGCTCATCTACACAATGCCAGACTCCACAGGCATTGAGGAAGTTGGCTCGATTGGCATGGGTGTAATGCTCATCAAACGCAAGGTCTTTGAGGCTTTGAGCGAACCTTGGTTCGAGACTCCTTGGCGCAATGACAAGCGCGGGTATGTTGGCGAGGATGTTTTCTTCTGTCGTAAAGCACAGGCTGCTGGCTTTAAAATCTACATAGACCATGATGTGTCCAAAGAGATCGGACACATTGGGACATTTGAATTCAAGCACGATCACACTTGGGTGATGCGCGACTTGGAGAAAGCACAAAAGGCTGAAGATGGCGCTCACAACCTATGCTGAACTGAAGACCTCGGTCGGGGACTGGCTTAATCGCTCAGACCTGACTACTGCTATTCCTGACTTTATTAGTTTGGCAGAGGCTCAGATTGAGCGTAATCTGCGCACCAGACAGATGATTGTGCGTGCTACCGCGTCAATCACTACCGAATACTCCGCAGTCCCAGATAACTTCTTGGAAGTTAAGTCTTTCAAGCTCGATACCAATCCAGTAACTCCATTGCAGTTCGAGACTATCGACTCAATGGACACTCTGGCGGTTACATATCGCACATCTACTAAACCCGTATTCTTTACTGTGGTGGGTGAGCAGTTTCGCTACCTTCCAGTACCAGATACTGCCTACACAGGAGAATTGATTTATTACGCAAAGTTGAGCAAGTTATCAACTAGCAATACAACAAACTGGTTATTGACTGCTGCACCTGATGTTTATCTGTATGGCGCTCTCATGCAAGCAGCACCGTACCTGCAAGATGATGCGAGAATTACGGTATGGGCATCGATGTACCGAGCTGGTCTTGAAGAGGTTACCAAGGCAGATGACCGTAGCTCTTCAACTGGCGGTGTACTGATCACACGCGCAAGAACTTTGGGATAACAGATGCTAGTAAACACAACAAAAGGCGAGATGGATGCGTCCTTGCTTGAGAAGCGAGAAGGCTCTATCGACACCGACAACGAGACGACGAACTGGGTGGAATATTGGCTAGAAGGCGAGCTTGTGCATCGCTCAGTCCATATGACCTTAAAACGAAATGTGACTGGTGAAGCAGTCGCTCAATCTATAAGTTAAGGAAAATATCATGGCGAACACACAAAGCCTCTGTACCTCATTTAAGGGTGAACTGTTAGTAGGTCATCACAACTTCGGTACAGGTGTTGTACGCGCAGCCACGACTGCTGACACATTCAAGGCAGCGTTATACCTTGCGTCGGCAACGGTCAATGCGTCAACAACTGCCTACTCGTCTACTGGCGAGGTGACAGGTACGAACTACACGGCTGGCGGTGCTACGGTGACATTTGGTACTCCTCCAAGCACAAGTGGCACAACTGCATTTGTGACTCCAAGCGCCAGCATTACATACTCCAATGTGACTCTATCGACTGCCTTTGATGCGGTCTTGATCTATAACTCAAGCCAGTCAAACAAAGCAGTTAGCGTCCACACCTTCGGTTCTCAGACCGTTACGGCTGGAACATTTACCTTAACCATGCCGACAAATGATTCAAGCACTGGCTTGATCAGACTCGCTTAATAAAGAGGCAGCAAGATGGCTGCTTACGGCTCTGGCTACTACGGCAAGGGTGTTTATGGCATCGGTAATGTTGTCATTAGTGGCAACTCGTCTACTACTGCGGTTGGCACATTACTAGACGACAGATCAATCCAAGAAGACGGCAACATTGCCACAGGTAATGTCGGCTCGGTCGGCATATCTTTAAGTTTTGCGATTACAGGTAACGATTCAACCTTATCTGTTAACTCACTCTTAGTATCTCCAATTCTTACGGGCAGCTCGTCAACTGGTGCTGTCGGCACGATGTCGCCAGAGACAATCTCCTTTGTTGCCATTACTGGTGTCGAAGGTACTGGCTCAGTCGGTAGCGTTACAAACGGCATAAGTATTGAGATAATTGGGGTTGAGGCATCTGGCTCGGTCGGGACAATGATTGGCTTTGGATGGGGTGCAATACCAGACACGGCAGAGACTTGGACGGCAGAAGCAGATACGCCAGAGACTTGGACAGCAATCGCAGACAATTCAGAAACATGGACGCAAGTCCCAGCATGAAGGTGAACTATGGCAGATACCACAACAACTAACCTATTACTGACTAAGCCCGAAGTCGGGGCTAGTACCGATACATGGGGAACAAAGATCAATACCGATCTGGACTCGGTAGACGCAATCTTTGCTGGCGCAGGTACTGGAACATCTGTTGGATTAAATGTTGGTAGCGGTAAAAAACTCAAGCTAGTTGGCGATGTCATTGACACTAACGGTAATGAGTTGCTCAAAGTATCCGCAACAACATCGGCAGTTAATGAAGTAACGCTTGCAAATGCTGCTACTGGTGGCGCTCCAACATTAACTGCATCTGGCGACGATACCAATATCGGTTTCAAGTTAGTCGCAAAGGGTACTGGTGAGATAACAGCCAAGGTAAACGGCTCTGATGTATTCAATGCGTCCAGCAATTTCGGCTTTAAGAACCGCATCATCAATGGTGCGATGGTGATAAATCAGAGAGCATGGAGTGGCACAATTACAACTGATGGCGTATACACATTAGATAGATTTGTTGCTTTTAGTTCGTCGGCTTCAAAATATTCTGTTTCGCAAAATGCTGGTAGTGTTACACCGCCAGTCGGGTTTGCAAATTATTTGGGAGTTACTTCATTAGCGGCTACTAGCCTTGCGGCTGGTGATTACTACCAGATTTGTCAAAGGATTGAAGGCTACAACATGGCAGATTTAGCGTGGGGAACTGCTAATGCCAAAACAGTTACATTGTCGTTTCAAGTTTACTCAAGCCTAACAGGTACTTTTGGCGGTTCATTGCAAAATGGAAATCAAAATAGGGCTTATCCATTTACATACACAATTTCTTCAGCAAATACTTGGACACAAATTTCAATAACCATCGCTGGAAGCACAGATGGAACTTGGTCATCTACTAATACTGAAGGTATTGGCTTGTATTTTGGTCTTGGCGTGGGTACTACATATAGTGGTACTGCTGGCGCATGGACAACAACTACTAAATACTCAGCCACAGGCGCAACAAGCGTAGTCGGCACAAATGGCGCAACCTTCTACATCACAGGCGTACAACTAGAAAAAGGCAGTACCGCAACATC